TACCACCTTTACCGGTGATTCTGTCTACCAACTGTGGTACGGTATCACCGTCTGCTATACCCTGTGTAAGCTGCCTGTTCATTTCTACACGGGAGTTAATATCAAGGCTTTCCAACCAATTCTCCATAGGCGCACCACGCATAGGTTCGTTTACTACCAATTCCCGTAATATGCTTTGTGCAGGAGAAGTAAAGTCCAGTACTACAGGAGAAGATTCATTAAGTATTTTCAGTATATGCTTCATTTCCTGTATACCCAGATCACCCATATCCTTTTGCAATTTAGCGATCATACTCTTCATAGTCTTGCCTTTTAGTATCGCACGTTCCATTGCTTTCATATTAGTTTTAGTAGGATTCATCTGTGCAACAGTAATAGCATCACCTGCTGTTTTTAATATCTTTGGCAATATCTTCTCATTATATAATGCAATCAATTCTTTTACTTCATGTGACTTAAACCGCTCTACAAAATGAGCATGTCGTATGGCACGGTCAGTAAGGAAGTCATTAGCGGAAGCCACTACACTAACCCTCCATAAGTTTCCCTGTCCTTCTCGATCTTCTTCATAGCCTTATTCTTCTTATCCCACGGAATATTATTATACTCTCGTTTCATATCTTTATAACTGCCCTGAATTCGAGTTAGTTTACGTAATTTTTTAGCGGCTTTTTTATTCATCTTCTTCTCCTGGAACCGGTGGTATAGGCTCTCCCCCATTCGGTATCGCACCCACCGGCCTACTTAACGTAGGCATAGCCCCTTCTACATCATCCATTTCCACTTCTACATCTACATTCTCAGATAATATACCCCTCATCTTAGCTTCTTTAAGGAATGTTTCCTGTGATATCTGAGGTGGTACGGTTTTACGCATCTCAAGCAGTATCTTTATATCTTCATCCGCTTTCATACCCAAACTAAACTCACTGTATACATCTATACTAAAAGTTTCTTTAAACTCGGTTTCTTTCATTCCCATCCAGATTCCAGCTACTTTAAAGGCACGTTCTAATACAAACTCTAACTCCCGTATCCATGTCTGCACCGAACTTGTCATTTTAGCTTCGTTTAATATCTGTCCGGTAGCCTTGACATTAGCAAGATTAGATATCATAGGCTGCAATCCCAACACTTCCATCCGCTCTTCCAAGGACCGTAAGTCCTTCTCCCCAGCTTCGATAGCTTTACCACTATGCTCTATGAATTTACCATTTGCACTTTCATTTTCTGAGAACATCGCATTAGCAGGACCAAAAACACTATTCTTCCCGGCCTCCTCTTCGGTCATACCAGAGAAAAACAAAAACGCAAATCTCGAATATCTCAATATGTTCCTCTGATCCGATAAACTCTGCCAATGAGCAAGGTTCATATCTGCAAGCTTTTGTAACGGTGGGAATCCGATCATAAAACCTTCATGGTTTGTATAATAAGAAACCAATGGTATTCCACCCCCGTTTTTCTCATTAAATGTATGGGGGCCAGAACTCTCTAAAACATACATATCCTGTTCTTTGTCAAATACATGTATCTCCCATGTATTTGTATTCCATACTTTTATTTTATCAATTACCTTTTCACCATATCGTCCATCCGGCACAGTATGTTTTTCTTGTATCCGTATCTGAGTTAGTTTTTCCCGACCATCTGCACCTCGTATGGACCGCCATCCGATAAGATTGTTTGGAGTGATTAAAGCGAAGTAAGGTAATTCCCCAGATTTATCCAATTCCCCGGAACTGCGCTGTATTACATTACCGTCATCATCAAGCTTCACCGAAAAGTCTATGAGTATATGTGCAACACCATAGTTAATACCAGAATACATCACATCTCGGCTGAACTGAGATAAGTCCTGGTCTTTACCGTCTATATCCTTTATTATAGGCATCAGTTTTTCCGGTACATCTTCGGTTTTAACTTCTTTAGAAAATGGTTTTGATACTATTTTCCAAAGTGTATCTGCGTATGCGCTATATAAAAACGATCTTTCAAGTCGGTTCTTGTACTGCGTTTCGCTTTCCGCTTCTTCTTTAGGTAGCCATTTTTGCTTTGCTAATCGCATCGCAGAAGTACCACCAAGCAGATCATTAGGTAAATCCCAATGTGGTTTCATCGTATCGTATCCGATATTTGTGGTATTTACTTTGTCTTTATCTTCTGTTGGTGTTGGCATTATTTTTTTCCAATTCTTGGTTTAATTATAGTATACTTTACTATTTCCCATATAATATAACCTCCGATTAAGGTTCCGGCTAAAGGAAGCCATATTTGCCAAAAGGGTGTTTCGTGTTTGGAATTATCAATAGCTGTTTTAATTTCCATCTTAACCTGAGTTGATACTATTTCCGTTATCTCTGTACGTGATATAATATCACCCTGAATATCCTTATAATTTTGTTTTAGTTCGGCTACTGCTTCTGTATTAGCTTTGATTTTAGGTGAAGGTTTAACGGATACAGGAGTATTAGAACCAAAAAGAGTACAGCCATAAGCGTTTAAAATAAAAAACCATACAACAGCAGCAATAGCAACACCAATTAACCCTACCGATATATGATATGCGTATTCTTTTTTATTCATCTATTCCCTTAACCTATCAATCTCAGCTTGCAATTCAGTCTCAATCGGCCTATTATTCCACATTAGGTCATCTGTTATCGGTATACCATACAGAGAAAGAACACAACCCGATGCATCTTTATGTAAAACATACGATCCGCTTCTTCTCATCTTTTTACCGCAAATAGGACAATCCTTTAAGTTCAACTCTTTCTCTTTTTCTTCTCTGGTTTTCTCGCACCAATAACATATCCATTCGCCCTTAAACTGCCAATGAGTAGGTAGTCCACATACAGTACAAACCCCAGGAGTATCGCTCATGTTCTTTCTACTTCTACTTCATTATCCAATAATCCACCCCAATACTCTAAGCAAAAATCCTTAACTACATTATTATCAAAATCTTTACACGAAAAAATATTAAGGTATATCCTTTTTCTAACATCTAATGTATGAATCGTTATGTTGCTTGTTCTTATAAATTGTATTGCGGTAATTCCCTTTAAATGGTCTGGGGCGTTTTTGTATTCTTCCGGATACCCGTCATAATCCCAATAATGCAAATCTTCTCTTTTCATATCAATTCTATGACATAATTCAATCATAAAACACCCAATATCATACCGATTAAACTTGGTTGCATTACATCCGTGCATATCAAGTATTAACTCTTTCCCGAAACCGTCCATCTATCCCTCAAATCGAAGGGCGGGTAAAGGAAGTAGCAAACCTAACCCCGCCCCCCTGTCTGGCTATAGCCAAATATATCATGTTAAATCTATCCAATCTGTATCACCATGAAAAGCAATCTGATTTTCTGTAGTCCCACCCGTAAAAGTAACGTCATCAGCAGTACTTCCACAAGTAATCGTATAAGGTGGCAACGGTTCTTGCTTAACATAAGTCCACCATGGAGGCCAACCGATATACACTGTTTCCATGGGATTGAATACACTATCTAGTATATCGTACAACTTCTTTGCTTCATCCAGGCTCAGTTCTACCTTACGCCCATCTATTTCGATTCCGATTGTTATTTTGTGTGACATTGCTACTCCTTTATATCTATCGCACTAAACATAATTCCCTGCCGTACTAAATTCATATGTCTATTAAAGTCAAATTCTGTTTCTATATCACATCCTTTTGGTAGCCATTCCCTAAACTTTACAGCTCCCGGTATAGTATCGCTTAATTTTACTTTACGTATCTTTCTCCATATACCGTCTTCACTTTTATATTTCATGTTCATGCTACTCTCCCGTTATATCTTTAACTTCTAAAGCGTTTGGTATATGAATTAGACCATCCCTATCAACCTCAAGCATTTTTATTCTGTCTTCTAAGCCCTTTAATCTCATTTCGGTTGCGGTTTCTTCTTTTCGTTCTTCAATCTCTTCTTCTGTCCCTACATGTAAAGCCCTTACTTCCCATAAGTTTTTTACACGCTGTAAGTCTTCCCATGCATCAGATAAGGGTTTCGTTTTACCCCAAGTACCGTCTTTAAATTCTATTGCCATGCTACTTTCCTTTATCAACCTTAAAATTACATCCTATAACCCAACTCGCTAAAGCCATAAGCTTTAATCCTATCCACATACGTAAACGAAATTCTTTCGTGACCTTAACCATTACCGTTAAAGTCGTATCCTTACTTAATTTTCTTACATTTAAGTTAGAAAATGTACTCGCCATTAGTCCCTCCCCGTAGCAGCCTCAAACAATATCACATCAATATCGTGATCCCGTAACCACTTACGGGCTTCAGCTGCCGTGAATTCCTTACGATCAAATCTATAGGCTTGAGCGGTAACTGTTGTCTTACCCTTCAGCCTACCTACTATAAGCCTAATTCCTTTTTTTATATTTGTAGAGCGGAAAGACTCTTTCTGGAAGTCTCCGGGCCTACGCACCCTCCCACTATGCTCATTTTCAAACGGCATGTTACTTCCTTTCTATTTTAATGCCACAAATTGGGCAGTAATTAAATATTTCATCTTCTGGTCCATTTAAAAGCGACTTACTTGCTTCGTGTATAAGTTTATCATACTTCTGCCAATCGCCATCGCCTACAGATAACCCTACAACACAATCATCACATTTAGGCAATTTAACCCACTCACCATTAACAAGATACTTCCTTGGTAATTCAACCATATCTTCCATGCTACTTCCTTCTAATATATCTTCTATCTTTTTCTGCGTACCACCCAACATCACACCATCTCCACAACTCTAACCTTATGTATCTTCGTAACGGGATATAGAAATTGAAGAGCATAAGTAGCGGCATCGCTCGCATGAGTCCTCGATTCATCTGACTTGTCTATCTCCCCATACTTATCCCGTTCACACTTCTCTAAGTCCTCGGTCAATTCCGGGCATTTATCTGTATCTATCGTAGCCTTACCCTTACCGAACATCGTATTAGCACTATTAAGCCTATCCCTTACAGGTGGATTTCCTGCATGAGCATACACACGAAAGCCGCTCTTCTCTAAAATAGCTATATCTGAATTAGTAGCAGAAGTCTCTCGATGTTTAGCTGAAGGATCGGGGTATACGTGAATCTTCTTACCGGGATATTGAGTTTTTATAATGTCGCACATTATTTGTGTTTGTGGCTTATCTGAATAACCGGGATGCTTCAATATAATCTCATCAAAGTAATGCACCTTACCGTCACTTGGTACATGTATAAATACTTCAGCACACATTTTGTGTACGTTGAAGTCCATGCCAATACAATAAACAGGTTGTTCATCAATCTTGCCATAGCTTGATTCAAAACTATCGTTAGATACATGATTAACGCTACGTTTAAACCCATAATATGCTTGCATTCCGTTGACGTTTACAAATTCAGCATCTAAATATTGCTTACGGAGTAAATCATCATACTGATTAAACATCGTCTGAATATAATCTTCTGGCAAAAAGTGATTGTCGGTTGTTTTTGCTCTGATAAGTGGACCAATCGGTTTCTTTTCAAACCACTCATACATCATGCGAAAACCCTCTGGGGTCGTCGCTAATCCCGCTGTAGAGTCTTTACATCCCCTCATCCTAGCTATCATCTTAGTAAAGAAAATCTTTTGTTTATGGGGTTTTAATATATCAACCTCATCAGAAAGCGAATCTGTCGCATCGTATCCGATAATTCCTTCTGGATTAGACATAGACCGAAACCATATTTCACCGGTAAACACACCCTGTTTAACCGTCATTTTTCTATTACTTGCAGACCATGCATATTTAATACCGTACATATCAAATAATTCGTGAAAATCGGGGATATTAATATCTGCCAAGTCTCTATATGTAGGAGCATAAACAGGTATTACGGCCCATTTTCTTTTCTTTAGCCGTTCCATTGCCCGATATACTATTGATTGAGATTTACCTGAACCAAACCCCCCGACAATTCCAGTAAACTTCTCATTTGAAGTCGCAAAGGCTTCTTGATGCTTTAAAACAGTGAATTCAGATTCAACTTTCATTCTTTTTAACAACCTTGAATTTAAAGTCATAAGTATGAGGCACATTATCGCTACCATGATCAACATCAAGAGGGTCTTTACCGTTCTTTTTCCAGTCCTTGTGTTGTCTATTGACAAGCCAGAATATACACGCTGTAACATCCGGTGGATAGTGCTTAATAACAGCGGTTTTCGTAATAATGCCTTGGAAATTAGAGATATGGACTTCGGGATGTGAGTATCCTGTTGCTCTTTTAAATAATGCGACCTTAACCTTTTCGTCTGCGATTGCTTTACCGTTTCGGAGTGAGTCAAAAAACTGGGGATATCTTTTTTTCCAGTTATTGATGGTGCATTCGGTAACGTGGAAGTGTTCTGCGATTTCCTTATCAATCCATCCAAGCTCTGCGAGGATTTCAGCTTCAGATTCGTACTTGTCTTTATATTTAGACTTTCGTCCGGGTTTGCCTTTGCTACGTGATTTTTTCTTAGGATCACTAATATGTCATATCAGTCTTTCCGCTACTAAAATTGTGGTACCACTACTATTATATATACACCAAAAATTGATTTTTCAAGTATTTTTTAAAAGTAGTTACAAGGTGTTTAATTTAAAAGAGATAAATTTATTTGTTATTCTCTGCTTTTTCTCTCTTTTGGTCTTGTTCTATTCTTCTATAAATTATACGCCGTAAAGTCTGCGCAAGGTATCCTCGTGCCGTTTTTGGGCGTATCTTTTTACCTCTGCTTATAATATCAAAGACTTTTAGATACGTTTCCTGTACGTAATCATACGCATCTTCGGTATTACCGGATAGTCTTACAGCCATTTGATACAGGTAATTGTAGTGTTGGGTTATATCGTGGTTGGTTATGGGTTATCTCTCAATACATCGTTGATAGAGGCGATGGCTTTAGTGATTCTACAATTAACACAAACCATACCATTATTGATATGACATCCGCACAGTTCGGGCGCTTCTTCAACGCTTTCTAACGCATCCCGAGCGAGGGTGAGGGATTTCATGGCTTCTTTGTAATAACCAGACATCTCTACATATTTATCTCCGTTAAATAATGCAGTCTCCTTCAACTCCGCAATCTCCTGCTTGAGTTGTTTTATAATATCTTCTGCCTCTATCAATGTTTGTCCTTCTATTTTTATCGGTTCCATTCCAGACCCACTGCAATGATAGCAATCTTTTAATGAATCTTCCCAATCATCTCCCCTTCCATTACATACATGACATTTTTTACTCATTCACCCTCTCCTTCAAGTGCTTTGCAATTATCTATATCACATCGTTTACCGATTGGAACCTTTGCGTTATACTGACAGAACATATTTTTATCATCACCGTATGGACAATGCTTTAAAAACGCATCCCGGTAGCGGTCCCGCTCGGTGCGGAGTTGATCTTCTTGGCAGGCATGACCAGAGATATTATCACAATGAAAACAAGTCCAATACGTAAGCATTATTCCTCCGCAATGGTTACATTTCATTTTTTCACTCCCCATCGGTTCGCTCCTTTCTAATATCAGAACACTTTGCTATGCAATGATAACCACTCCCATTCATTGCGGTTTTTACTGCATAATCAACACATTCTTGGGTATGGCAGTTCTTCAGCAATCCCATCAACCCCTCTACAACGGCCTTGTGGTCTGAGTATAGGACGTAATCACCATCATCTTGAGGATACATAGAGCCGTTCATTGGCTCAACAGTACAATCAGCTTCTATATCCCACCGCTTCAGTTCTTCAGTCATCGGTTGGCTCCTTTCTCGGAAAATAAGCCGTTAATCTTTCGGCAAGCTGGCTATACATTTGTATGTCCTTACCCTTACGATACCCAAGTATCCAATACCTTACAAGCAATACGGCCTTTTTACGAATAAGCATATTTTTAAACATCGAAGTAAACGCCCAAAATATTTTGTCCTGGAATTCCTTTATAAGCTTATCGGTTTTCGATTGAGAATCTATCATAGATATTCTTGCAGCAGTTTCTGGGTAAGGACTAACTTTCATACCCCAGGCAATACGCACGTTAAAATCACTCATCTTCATCCCTCCTTCCCCCCGGGTCCTTTGGGGTTGTATTATTCATACAACAAGGACAATAGGCATCAGCATCAGAAATATATCTACTACCAGAAAATCTCCATCCATTTACGCCCATTTCTTTAATTGAATAATAGTCCCTGATTGTATCATATCCATCACCCTCACAATATGGGTTTGAACATCTTATCAAATAAACTTTGTCAGATAATGGTTCGTGGTATCTTACCATTGTTTGATACTTGGTTATAATTGTCTCCATCTTCACTCCTTTCGGGTTAGTCCACTATTGCTTATTGGTGGATTTATTTGTTCGTCCTATCTATTTCAGCGGCTATTAAAGCACCTGCCTTAACTAAAAGATCAAGCCGCTCTTTTTTGGTCAATGTCTTAGGGTTCGGTAAAGAATTCCCCGGATTCTTTTTTCTTTCTCCATAGTCATATCGCTTGTCCCACTTAGTATCCCAAGGCCAAGGCTCTACAAATTTAATCATTCCAACATACTTATCATCCATTTCATATATTTTTGTGTAAGCGGCAAATGCCGCATAACAGCTCGCGGCAATAGCTAATTGACCCCAATTATTTTCTTCATCATGTTTTGCATCGAATTTTTCTCTGTGCTTCTGTCGTTCTCTTTCCATTTTTATGAGTTCTGCCCCAGACACCTTCTTGTTAATAAAAGTTCCCATATCTCTCCTTTCATAAGTCTACTTATCCCTGTTCCTTTCGGGTTAGGGGGTTATTCTTGTTGGTGGACTTTTTGCCAAATTCTTCTACAGGCTTACATCCACCATTAAAGCAGTTACCCCTCCAATGCTTTTTTGCTCTATCCGTAAGACACCGCACAAATATCTTGGATCTTATTTTTGGATTTATACTGGGGTCTTGATCATGTGGTTCCGTTTCCCATACAACACCATCACTCCTATCTTTAGGAAAATGAGTCGGACAATATACCTCTATTTCATCTATGGGGGTGAGAAAATCAGCCAAATGCATCTCTATTTCTTGAGAGCAATGTTTGTTTTCGCATATCATTGTTGGACAATTACACATAACTTTCCTTTCATCTCATTCCTTTCGGGTTAGGGGGTCAAATAATGTTGTTGTATCTAACGGTTTTGTATTGACGATACGCTCTACGGCCATTTTACAATATTCTAATTTCTTGTTATCAAGTTCAATACCTATAAAATATCTTTTTAACTTCTTACATGCAACCCCAGTAGTGCCAGACCCCATGCAAAAATCTAAAACAATATCTCCCTCATTGCTATATGTTTTAATTAAATATTCCATTAACGCAACCGGTTTTTGGGTAGGGTGTTTTGTTTTTTCTTTACCACATGCCGTATTGAATTTTTGCCAACTGCTCGGCACTCGCATTTTTTGCAAATCATTTCCTAACTTATTTGTAAATTTCCTATAATTTTCAGATGAGGTTACAAAATCACACTTGTATTTTGTTCGTTCAAGTCCTGCCCCAGTTCGTAGTTGCATCTGCTTATTATATGTCCAACCACCTTGGCTAAATACCAATATTGATTCATGTTCTTTCATTGGCTCACGAACCGTATTGGCAAAATTACTTCCTCTATTTTTTATCCATATCCATTCATGCCTAAACATCTCAGGATTGCTCATAACAAGAGCAGAGGAAAATGGTTGGCTTGCCGTAAAAACTAAAGCTGCTGTTTTTTTTGTATGTCCCTTAATAAAACCCCACATATCAGAAAAAGGTAATACAGTATCCCATCTGCACGATGTGGTTCCGTATGGAGGGTCAACAGCAACCATATCGGAAATTCCAATATAGGGAGATACATCAAAGCAACTACCTTGCCATATTTCGCAATATTCTGATTTATAATAAGGGTTCATGGTTCTAATACCTCAACATTTTGAGCACAATTTTCAATTGCTTCCACAATTTCATTTACACCATCACCATATGGGACGTCTATTTCGATGATTGAACCCATCTTTAAATTTTTTAAGCAAATCTTATAACGCTTGCAATCTAAGTTCTGTACTCCTTTAAACTTCTCGCATTCAACCCACATTTGTATTTCCATGTTATTCCTTTTTTTTTAAACCTGCACATTTATAAATGGGCATATCAAAATTTCCATATTGTGAAAAACATTTACCATTATCATTGCATTTATTGCATATACATTTAGGGTCTGATAACATTTTTTTTCTGGCCCTATCATCGTTTTCAGTTTCTTCATAAACATTCCATTTTCTCAATTCTTCATTCATCTTCATCTCCTTTATCCACCAACGGCTTTGCCTGGGTGATGGCTTTGTTTATACCATCTGTTACTTTATGGAATTCTGTAAACCTGACCCTATATGGCTTATCGTCAACACCATTTAAGCCTTTAGATACCAAACCCCATAATACTTTCTGTTGCTCTAACTCCTCCACGCAGGAGCGGAGGGCTTTGTCATATTCTTCAAGGAAATTCTCTGCGTTTTCATAATCCATAGGCAAAGAACATCCAATACAATACTTCCTCTCTGTTGGGGGTTTCGAGATGTCGCATTTTAACTCCCCCACCCGTTGCTTAAGCCTATCACATTCATTCCACGCCTCGTCTATATCCTTGCAATATACAGAGCAATATCCCTTAATCCTGTTTTCATTCTCATTGCATCCTTTTCTGGCACATATATTTTTCATCACTTTTTCTCCTTTTTTTTTATGGGCTATAGAATTATCATTATTAGTTAATTTTATTACTAACTTATTAAATATATTACACTATTTCTATAGTTACTACAAATAATACACCTTTTTACTTAAAAAAGGTAGACTAAACAGACAATACATACCTCTAACCTACGCCAAATATATTAATAAGATATATATAATAAAAATTGGTATAGGTTAGAATAAAGTATGTAAAGTATACTAAGTATTCTAATTGGCTTATACTACTTGAATTTGCAACATTATTTTTTACCGAAAGTATACTTTCAGTTAAAAACGTCCCTAAACCCCCATGAAAGTCTGCCAATCCGTGTTTTTGTATCAAAATGGTATCTCCGCCGATTTATTGTTCTTGAGATAATACTTGTTTTTTGAACCCTTCATTATCTGCCAATCCCCTACTGGAGCCTTTAGGTATTTATTAAGTACTTTTCTACCGAATACAGTCTGTTTACCTCTATCTGATGTAGCAAAACTCAATAAATCATTAAATAGGTCATTATCTTCTGCAACTTTTAAAAGTTCTGTAGTTGTTTTTGCTGTTGTATAGTATTCTTTAGCCCATTCATCAACAAATTCCCTAAGTTCATTAGTTTCTGGATCAGCCTCTTGTAGAAAATCATCCCAATTATCTAAAAATCCTTCTATTCCAACTACATCAAATATACCGGATACGGATTCGATCCAGTCCTCAAATCCACCCATTTTTAATTTTCCACTAGGTTTACCTGCTATTTTCCACTTTTCTACCATACCGATAAGACAGCCGTATATTCGTCTGCGATTAGCAAAGATGTATTTTCGTAAGTCTGGATGTATAAAATCATCACGAAGTTCCGGTTTATCGGTTTTTGGCTGTAACGTAATAGGCACAGTTCTTTTTATTATTTCACCCGTAGCTCTAGGGTTATTGCCAGTAGCAACAAGAGTTACCATATTAGGTACATTTATCATCTTACTCATACCTAATACCCTATCTTGGATAGTTTTAGCTGTTATAAGCGAAGATAGTACAGCAGAATCAAGATAATCCGATATATTATCGAGATGACAAATAGTGTCTCCACGAAGCAACATAGCAAAAATACACTTCTTTCGTTCCTCTTCAGTTCCTGCAAATTGCATAGCCGGAGCATCATCCCCGTAGTAGATAATTCCCAATACATTCTCCGCAAGCTTGGTTTTACCAGTACGCGGGAGAGATGAACGAATTAAAAACATGGGAACGTTGCCCCGGAGTGCAGACCTGATAAGAGGAGTTATAAGTAACGATAAGAAATTAATCTTATCGAATTCTTCAGCAAATGGAAAATCTATAAGTAATTCATCTAATATTCTTTTATCGTATTTAGGTGGTACATCAAATAGCGTAGGACAGGCATCATAATATGTGTTGTTATGATATCCTGGTGGTGATAGCTCCCATTGTGATGTATATACTGGATAATTCGTAAGAATATCAATACGATTAATAGATTTAGAATGAGGAGCATACGATAAAACTAACTCAGCGTTATCCTTGTTGCAGTGTTTGTACGTTTTTACGATCTTTTTCTCTTTTGGAATATAACTGCTTGATATTAAGTCTATTTTACTATCTACAATTATACGCATACGATTTTTTTGGATAGGACGAATGGATTTTTTACCATTAGATTCTATGAGTTCTACAGGTAAATCATCACGAGTATAAAATGTATTTCTAGGAAATGCGTTTAAAATCTTTCTAACAAAATCGTGAGTGTTAATTTTTAATGATTGACAATCATTGTCATATTTTACAAAATGATTACCAGGGATATATATCTCTGGTTTTATGTTTGTTTCTTCTGGTATATAATCATCGGTAGAATGTGATAATTCTGAAATGAGTCTATTTTGTTGATTTTCGGTCATACCCGAAAGATCAATCGGTTTTTTTACCATATATCCTTTCCTGGCTGCTACTTAGATCGTTGTGGGGTGGAAAAGTTATTATTGTAATTCCAGACATTAAGTGCCTATTGTATCCACGCTTCCCAACTACCATTTTGTCCTATAGAATCATACCATGATCCGCTTGCATATATACCATCACAAGTTCCATCACACACTACATAATAAGCTGGATTGCTTATGTCCTCGCAAGTTATTGATATATTGTTTTCCCATGCTATACCGACTACATCAAATACGAATCCGGCATCGTTATTTAAAGTACCGGATATATCATTGCCAACTTGAATACCTACTATAGTAAAATTAGTTGCTACAGTAGCTCCGGTTAAAGTTCCGTTCCATGTACCGGAAAAATTATAATCCGGTGGAGCCATATAGATTGTGGTTGATGTTCCGCAGCCTACTAGTAAAATAAGTATAAGTAAATGTTTCATTGGGTTCCTTTCTAAAAAAATGTTTGTGTTCCCGCTTCTATTTCAGCCTTAGTTAACCCTGTTCTATACTGTTCTATCCTGGTAACAGATATGTCACAGTATTCCGAATTTAATTCAATACCCACGAATTTTCTTTTGTTCATACCGGCAACTACGGCTGTGGTACCCGATCCAGAGAAGCAGTCTAATACCGTACCGCCCTCTGGACAACCTGCGAGTATGCACGGAGTGATAAGTTCCATTGGGTACACCGCGAAGTGGGCTTCTTTATATGGTTTAGTATTTACTGTCCATACGGAGCGTTTGTTGCGGGTTTCGTAATCGTTTGTTTTTAATCCTGCCATCCGGGCCCGGCCAGGTGTATTGTTAAGTCTTGTGTTATCTCTATCTCTATTACCGTCATCTCTTGTATGGGTTTTTTCACTTATCGCATCCGCATCATAGTAGTATTTCTTGCTTTTACTCAACAGAAATATATACTCATGCGCCTTAGTGCATCTGTCGGTCACGCTCTCCGGCATGGGGTTAGGTTTATGCCAGATAATGTCCTGCCTCAAATACCACCCGTCTGCCTGTAACGCAAAAGCCACTCGCCATGGAATGCCTACTAAATCCTTGGGTTTTAATCCCGTAACTTTTTGAAAACTTTTTGATTTTGAAGCATCTGAAAGGCTGCCCCTACTCGTAGCCTGCTTACTTCCATCGTCACAGTATGCGCCCCGTCCACCACCAACATAACTATCCCCCAAATTCAACCATAACGTGCCATCATCACGCAGGACCCGCTTAACAGCCTTAAACACCTCAACTATTTTCTCGGTATATTGTTCCGGAGTTTCTTCCAAACCAAGTTGGTTATCTATTCGTTTTGCACCGCATTTACCGCAAATATCCCTATATGGCTCCCTTAATGCATCTTGCTTGTTATTGTCTGTCGATTCCCTGCCAAAATATCGCTCATTAAAACCCGCCCTCATAGGCATGGGCTTGCCAAGATGGTCACACTCGCTATCACCATCTTCCCATTTCGCAGTACCATAATCCCTCAATCCCCAATAAGGCGGTGAAGTAACACAGCAATTTACGCTTTGTTCTGGTAGTTCTTTTAATATATCTAAGCAACTACCTTGGTATATTGATCCATATTCTGATTTGTAATATTCATTCATCGAATAGTGTCCTTACGCCAGCATCCTGCTCCACGGGAGTTAAACCGGTTTTGTATTGCTCTAATCGCTTAGCTGCTATTTCGCAGTATTTTTCTTCTTTATCTATTCCTGTAAAATGTCGTTTTAATTTACAACAAGCAACAGCAACAGTTCCCGATCCCAAAAAAGGATCAATAACATGACCATTATCAGGACAAAATCTACTAATTAACCATTCGGCCCACTCGAGTGGTTTAGGACAAGGATGTCCATAATTTCCAAGTTTTTCATTATTTCGTGCATAAAAATGATCATGTTGATTAACGCACACTTTTTCACCATAAACCATTATCATTTCCCAATCATTAAATCCAACAGCAGAACAATTTGATGTCGCACCCTTATGCCAACAAAGCATCCATTTTGGTGGTTTTTTTTGATAAAGCTCTATTTCTGTTTGAAATTTTCCAGATGGAAATAATACTATTTTAGCCTTTTGTTCAGCTATTTCAAGCATTGAAAAAACAAGATCAGTAGTTTTTCTATAATTACTATCATCGTAACTTTCATATTTCATTCCTGCTGTAGCATACGGCGGATCAGTCAACACCAGATCCACCTTCGGCAACTCCGGCAGTATCTCCAGACAATCCCCGTGATATATCACGCCGTATTTGTTGGTGTAATATGGTTCTGGTAGGCTCATGGTTTATCCTTACAAACATTTTTTGTTATAGCAGGCCGACTCCATACCCGTTGAAGTTTCCACCAACCAGAATCCGATATCTTTTTACCTTGTTCGTCACGATATAACATAGCGAAAGGTAGACATCCTATATCCCACGTCTTTTTTAAACGTTCTTCTGCTTTATCTATTGTATCGTCTTTATATCCGACTAGCACATAACAGCGTAACTTATCCCTTTTAAAATAAGGCTTTAATTTTTCAATTGCTTTTATTAATGGTTTATCTGCGTTGTCACTATCATAGGCAAAGAACATTTGCTTTATTTTTAATCCACGCATATCTTCAACATGACGATCCGTAAGCCTTCTTGCTTCTAATCCTCCATTAAAATCAATTGCATGTTGCCCTTTAAGCATTTGAATTACTTTATCCCAATGATTCCAACTACACGCTAAGATATTATTATCGTTTATTATGTGTCCTTCTTTTACTTCTAATTCTCTTAACTTACCTTCTCGTTTAGGAACAAAACAGAAATCACAATTATTAGGACATCCCCTTGATGTTATTACGCAACCTTTTTTCATATACATGCCAGATGTAAATTCACCACCTATATTATTAAACGCAGGACCGCCAATTTTAACCCCTCCATAATCTTGCCATAATACAGCTAATCGTTCTGCTTCTGATATATCCCATGTAAATACAACTGATATATGTATTTCGTCATATTTAGGTGTAAACATATCTGGTTCCCCAATATACACATCTTTATCTATTGGAGTCATAGACGTTTGTTGTACAAAAACTCTAGCTATTTTCATTTATTCAAAACCAATCCACCCAATTTCCCCATACATTTCTTGCATAACCGCTTCGGTTGTTCTTTAGAAGTAGGCCAATTAGGTGTCATAGTACCGCAAGCAGTCTGCACCCAATGTCCATTTTGGTTTAATACGATATGTCCGTAGGTATGCTTGTATTTTTTTTCCAAGCCCCACATTTTTATGTCTGATATATTAATTGCCATTATTATTCCCCATAAAATCCATATCCAGCGTATAACTCTCATCATTTACCGAAAACTTAGCGTGAGGGCATTTTGTTTCAACCGTTGCCTTACCTTTTTTAAACACCGGCGTCATAGTAATAAAAATTAACTCTGCACATATCGGACAATGAATTGATATGTGTTGAAAAATACTATCATAATCGAATGATGTTTTCCAATCCATTATTTATCCTTTCCTATAGTATCAGCAATATATTGAAGGGGGCTTTTGCATCTTCCTGCTATCGAAGCCAATCCAGACTTAACTAAATATTTCTTTGTTTTTGTAAACCTAACTCTTATATCTAAATTATCTCTTGTTTGCTCTGCTTGTCCTTTTATAAAATTTAACGCATTCTTGCATTGTTTAAGAGCGTTATTTTTAAGTTCATCTTTTATAGACCAGACTTCTAATATACCGTGTATTCGTATTTTTTCATCTTGTAGTTCTTGCTTTAATTTATCTATCTCTTTTAATTTTTCTTCACAATATCGACATCTTTGTATATTGTTATTCATACCTCCCCCTCCGGCTCCAACTTCTGCCCATAATCATCACACAGGCCCCATCCATCAACTTGCCTACCTTCAGCCCATTTTTTCCAAGCTTGAATCCCCTTATCCCATTCTTTAAATCCAGATTTAGGCTCACAGAATTGTTCTTCTCTATCTATACCCCCAGATGGTGGTCGTTTAGGAGCATTATTAGTACAGAAATACGATCGTCCATCATCGTATTCGTCTAATTCAAATACGCTTCGGCAACTGTGGCAGCCTTCTTGTTCGTAATAGTTATTATTCACCTTTAACCCTTTCTTTGTTATATTTATACATTAAGCAATCTCTTCAAATTATCCTTTAAATGTAATTTGATATACGGTGTAAGCTTTTCAATTAAAGCTACTATCTTATTAGATGAAGGTTCTGGCAACTTAACAGTACTTGTATTTGCTCCGATAGCAATCCATTCTGGGGAGAGTTCTATAAGTTGTTCTGCGAAGTTATTATCAAAATTCATTATAGGTTCTATAGTAACAGCAATACGCTTACCTTGTGCCTTGACTTCTTTTAATATATCTAAACGGTTCCGACAAATCTGCACGTAAGGCCAATTATCATAATGTGCAAGAATGTTTGTTTCTTGTGTTACGCAGAAAGTAAAATTAGGAGAGTTTTTAACATTAAGAAATTTACGTGGGTCTTTACTTTGGAACAGATATTCGTTATCAAATTGATTGCAATAGTTTAATACTTTTGTGATCCATTCATCCGGTATCCATTCCCCCCACATATCAGTAGACGATCCTACGAATATTTTATTGCCATTACCAAGGTTAGTTTTTAATTCTGATTCTACTAAATGCGCTTCTTTTTCCCAGGCTTTGTTTAATGGGTATTTTTGCATGAAACAGTAGCCACAATTATGTTGGCATCGGCCTCTAATTGGGTTCCAGGTCGCAGATATAAATCCGTACATATTGCTACCTTTTTTTAATTTATTTAATCCCATTATAACTTCCTTGTTCTTAAAAATAACTGCGGTGAGTCAACATCAAAGGTTGAGCCTAAAACACCGTTGGTTGGTCTTAGTACTCACCGCGTTAAATTGCTAAATAACGAAATTCAATTCTATTCACAATCGTTTCTGGCGTACATTTCATTTCTTTACAAAACATATCTATAAAATCAAGAGGTGATAGATTAGGAAAACCCTCTAATATAACTTCTGTTAGAGTGATTTGTTTTAGCTCTTGAGGTTTTGTATCAAATATTTTTATTTCTTTTAATCTTTTTATTTTTTCACCTTTTTTAAGCCCTTGACATTTTTCGCAAGCCATCACTATATCCCCTGCTTTTAAAAACCACCATCCAAGTCTACGAGTTACTATTTTAGTCTCGTTTAATATTTGCTGAGTTGTTAGCATAAAGCTCATGTTTCTCATTTGTTTTCTTCCCATAAAGCTACAAAACATTTCGGTATATTTCCGAATTGACATATAGGTAATTTTACCTCTTGTGCCTCTTTTCGTATCTTCGAGATTAAAGCTCTATCACAAGGAGTTTGACATAGTAAGTAAAAAGAACAGAATGTCATATCTTTATAATGTCTCATTTTTCCCACACACTGCACATCGTCTAACAGTACTGCTTTGCCACCATCCGGGATGATCGCAGTCCTCCTCCTTGACTATTCCCTTGAGATATTCCGGATAATCTGCATCACAGAGTATATATCGAGCGAGTTCCGGATGCTTTGCAACGGCCTTTTCATAGGCTTTGCGGTACTGTTTGGGGTCCAGGCTAAATACATAGCATCTTACATGCCCGAATTTTTCCTTACAGTGACTATCCGGTAATGCTTCCTGTAGAATATCTACGCATTCCCATATACCATTCCAATCATGATTCGGGTCTCCCCATTGTGGCATTATTCGCTCCCTTCATTTAGTTCCTGTTCAACTTTCTTTATTACATCACACAACACATGAATAAATCTTATAGCTTTATCTTTATATTTATCAAAATATTCTTCACGTTCTAAATCAGTCATATCTTCAATGCAAATATTTTGCCACTTATTATCGCGTTGCACTCTAATAAATATTCCTGTTATCATTTATTTTCCTTTCTAATAAACTCAATAAAAACGTATATTATTGTTAATCGGGGAGGGTAGATTCGAACTACCGGCCACCACCGTATCAGAGTGGCACTCTGACCGCTGAGTTACTCCCCGGTTTATATTAACTGGCTCGGCAGGACTCGAACCTGCAATAACTCGGTTAACAGCCGAGGACATAACCGTTATGCTACGAGCCATTATTTATATTCCCAAACAATCGCCTCATTTATCTTCGTATTATAATCATCTACAATACCTGCGTTAATATACGTAGTGTCTTTTCTAATTCTTATCCCGTGATTCATGTGTATATGCCCGAAGATATGTAGTTTAGGTTTTATCTCTAATACTCTTTGTTGTAAGTCTACACAGCCCATAGGTAAATTGTTTACATTATCAAGTATAGTTGCTAGTGGGCCATGTGAAACAAGTATATCGGTATCGTCTGGTATTTTACTCCATTTTTTTTGCAGTTCTTTTCCTCGTGGCAGGTTAAATGCCCAGTCGTTAAACTCGGGTGTCCAGGGACTACCATATATCTTTATTCCTTCTATCTCTATACTTTCATCTTGTAAATAAATAGAGTTCTGAAATAATCTTCTTCCAAAATCTCTATCTTCATAAAAAGGCCAATCATGATTACCTGCTATTAATATCTTATATTTATGAGGTAACTCTTCAAACCAATTACGAAATTTCAAAGCCTCAAAGCCTTTACCGTAATTACACATATCCCCTGCGAAGATAATCATATCGCCATCAGGTATAGTTAGATATGGATGGCAGCCGTGGGTGTCGGAGAAGATTGTTAGGTTCATTCTTCTATTTTCCATTTTCCGTTTTTTCTTATTTCTATTTTTAAATTTTCTAATTTCATAGCTTTTTTTATTTTTTGTTCTAATGTTTCACCTGTAATACATTCATGTACTTTCCGATTATGCCATACTTTCCATTTGGGATGTTTTACAAGTCGATTCAATGCTTCCTTTTTATTTTGAGATTGAGAACGATGATTTCTACATTCTCCTATAGCACCCGATTCTATATGAGTTATTCTTACAGCAGAAGATGTTTTGTTTTGTTTTTGTCCTCCAGGTCCACCCGCAGGGAATGTTTCTATTTTTAAGTCTTTTTTTGTTACGCTAAATAATAATTTTTTACTCATTTCAACTTCTCCCACTCATCTTCCATTATTTCATACCCACATCCTTTACAGCAATGATATCGCGTTGGTTCCGGTTCTGTATGTAATACTATAGCCACTTGTATTTCCCTGCATTTCGGGCATTTTATAACCTCTTTAGATCGAGGCGGTATGTGTTCATCGAAATCGTATCTCATTTTTTCCTCCCAAATCTCCATACCGTTTTCACAATAGGCCTAATACATGCAAGACATAAGTATTCTTTTTCATTGACTTTCATAAGTCTTTTTCTGTAGGTTTCTTTTTTACACTTAGCGCATCGGTGGGTTTCGTGATAGTAAGCCATTATTCGGGCCATTTTAACATTTTATTTTTCCATAAAAATTCAAACACCATCAAGCTATGAATATCCACATTTTCTTCTGTTTGATTGGGATAGAGAGCGTGCCAACATTCATGGAAAAGGGTTTGAAGCTGTACACGTCCCGGTAAATTTTCCTGTATTACTATATGATTTTTCTTTAAATCACAATAGCCAATACAATCGGAAAGATCAGCTTCATTTCCCGGTTTTAATTCCAGTTTAAATTTTCTGCCAAATACGTCTATTGATTTTCTTGGTTGCTTTTTCTTTTTTCTCATAATGTTATCTTCTCCACATTAACCGGCCTACCCCCATCAACAGTGATTACGATAAACCCCATTTCAGTTTTTGCATACATAAATTTTTCAGAATAAGTAAGTACATCTTCCGTACCGTATGATTCCACATCACCATCTTCATCCAATATCTTTTCATTTGGATCATATACCTGTGCTTCAGTAGTTTTCATGAACGACCCAGTGGAGCAGTACCATTTAGAATCACGAGACAATGAATGTCCCGCCTTATATTCAGAGTTGATCTCTTGATGTAATCCGTCTATTCCCCAAATATCCAATTCTTCTACGGGATCAGCTATACGTAGCTTGTGGATATGCGCTACTGCGACTATATTAGCGTCCGATACTCCTGGTAGTCTCCATAGTTTACGCTTGATACGTTCCGCTTCATTAAGTTCTATTTGAGCTGGAGAACCCACACCGGAATTTACTCTAAGCCTACCATGTGTATAAAAGAATATATAATCTTCTGCGAGTTTCATCTTTACCGTCCATGCTACTGGAACTCTAATACCTAATTTTTCAGTCATATATCGTCCGGGATTCATTATAGGTATAATACCTTTATTGTCTTCGTGGTTCCCTATGTTCCATGATACGCATCTATTTTTTATAGGACGTACTTTTTTTATAGCGTACTTACATTGTGCTTCCACAAGTGCATTTTTTCCTTCGTGTAACGCAGCATTGAAGTGCGGATGTCCGACATACTTAGCTTCAATTACATCACCACCGAAAGACCAGTACCAATTATTAGTACCTATCATTTCTACGGCTTCATTAAACGCATCATGTGAAGCCTGTTGAGTCCCAAAGTGGGGATCGCTTATTAATGCGTGCTTGAAACGTTTGCCAATAATGTTCTCATGTAAAAGCATTTTTTCTCCTTAATTAAATTATTAGGACATAACCATCTAAACAATCACTACATGTTACATATTCACTATTTTCTTTGAGATGTCCACACTTCATGCAACGTCCTGTAGCTTTATATTCTAATCGTTTTGCTTTATAATAATCTCTTCTATCTCGTTTCTTTTTTCTCATATTTTGAGCGGCTGATGCACATGCGCTTATCGTTCTTTTTCCGCCCTTTTTCACTCTTCTTTTTTGGCAATATATTTGCCCTTTTTGTATTGGTATAAACTCATTTCCGCATTGAGGGCAGATTTGAGGTAGAAAGGGTTTACTCATTCTCTGTATATGCTTTCAAATATTCATAAAATTTTTTAATATATTCTTTTTCCGCTTCATCTGGGTTCAATGCTTTTTCCATAGTTATATCTTTTATATCATCTAACATTATATACTTTTCAGTCCAATTGTCAACTATAGAATCAAACATATTTAAAGCTTCTAATACTAACCATATATTGTCCTGTTTTTTTACTTTTGCCTGTAATGGTAAATCCGGGCATTTAAGATTGAATTTATAATAAATGGCTTCCAGTATGTTTTCCTCTAAATCGTAAATTAAATCGCTATTGTTTTTTAGTAAGTATTGCTTTACGGGCATTGTGATATCGCCTATATATGCTTCTGCGGCATCGTGGAGTAAGCCGTATATGGATAATTGGGGCAATAATCCTTCTGCTACGCATATACAATGCTGTGCAATAGAGTAGAACCGGTCTATATGCCCGTTATATCTGCATTGCTTGCTGAGTGCTGATGCTATGTCTTCTATGCATACATTATCTGGGTTTATATTGTTAAGAGAGAACTTCTTATCGGTTCTGGTTTGGGTCCAGATATCTTCCATTTGGGTTCCTTAAAGAGAGTAAATATTATTGCTTAGAAGCGGACTTAATCCAACTATCTATTTCCTTTAAACTTTTAACAACTCCTTCCGGAAGTACTTTCTCGGCAGGAAATGTATGAATTTGTATATGATGCATTTCATGATGAATACAAGCCAAGATACAAGCTTCTCTTATTTCTGATGGAGTATATTTTGCTGAATGAACATAGCTTTCTAAAATATCAACTAAAGACCTAAACTCAACATCGTTTCTATATTTTTCTTCTTTTGTTATCATATTTATTCCTTTCGTAAGTCTATTAATGCTTATTGGTAGGCTTATTCTTGTATTTTTCATTGACTTCATAAATATTTTGTATTTTAGCGATAATTCCTGCTGTAGGTTTCCAATTAGTCCAGATTTTAATTCCATATGAAGCTACTCTATTACATCCTTTTATATCACAAGTTCCGTTCCAATATGCAGGGGCAATTCTGATGCAGTCTTTATGCTTATGGGTAGCACAGTATCTTTCTGTAAATATTTCTGTACGCTTAAATCCTGTTTTAGTTTTTATTTTACTCATATTATTCCTTTGTAGACAATAATTTTCACTTCTAATTTTACATCTCCAATGCTTTAACATAAAACCACCCTTTAAAGAACAGCAAAGATGATTTCGTATTCCATTATTTATTTTTAGATAACATCTATATTTACATTTTGATAGTTCTCTTTCATGTCTTTTGTTTAAATTTTTGCTTACTTTCATTTTATCCCATTCTATCATACTTACTTCGTTACTTTCGTTTATACTTACCTCATCTCTAAATTCCTTCGTGTTCATAACATAATCTAAAAATTCTGCCAGTTCTCCGCAGTTTAAGTCTACATTTAATTCAAGATCGTAATGCTTTACCGTTCCAACCCCAACAGACCAAGTCTTTTGGGCCTCTAATATAGATGGTCTTGCCATTAGTGCGGTCACTTTATATTTATTACGCATCTTTTTCCTTTCTTATCCTTTCTTTTTTGTGCATTTCTGTAATAGAATATCCCTTAATTAACATTTCAAATTCAATTCTTCTATCTTCTTGAAATGGCTGACTCGGACATCTTCCGGCATACCAATGACAAGATTTACACAATACCATAAAATAATAAGGATCATCAGAAATAATTGGATTTTGCTCTCTTTCAAATGGCAATGCTATATGATGAATGGTATTAGCAGGTTCCTTGCAATATTCACATTCAAAATATTGCTTATTCTTCTTAAAATAATTATTTAACATTCTCCAGTTTTTGCCATATAATATTTTAGTGCTTATTTTCATGTTATATTATTTCTTTACTTTTTTTAAAAGTATCCCAAAATCTGCATTTTTATATTTAGTTTCGTCATGCCCTATATAAAAACTACGAGGAAAATATCTACCGACCAAAAAAGCAATAACCATAAAAAACCAGAATTTATAATCCATATTTATTTCCTAATAATAACATCCGTCTTATTCTCTTTCCTAATATACCACCCCATCTGTCCCAACCAGATCGTATTCATAGTTACAACCCCGATACCACCCCAGAACGAAACGGTCTGTCCAAGATGGGGATAATAATATAGATTCCAGTATCCCCACAAGGTAAAGAATACTACTGCAAGCCAACTTATTCCCTTTACCTTTTTGTCTTTATGTAGCTTAATTATAGACAATAATATAAAAAGTCCACCAAAAAGTTCAAATATTCCGTTGATTGTGTCGGGGAGGGTCATTTATTATTTCTTAACATATAACCCCAATTAGATATTTCTGTATGCCCACATCTTTTACAAATAACACCACAATCTTTTTCACCCGTAATAGGATCATAAAAAGTAGCTATATCATAATGACCTATTAAGAAACAAATAAAAGCTCTATATAGATTACTCATTTTTTCTCCTCTTCATCTCTTCCTCTTCCCATATTATAAATAGACAATCACAAATAACATGTGCTAAAGGATGAAATCCATCATCCTTATCCTTACGAATCCCCATAGCATATTCTATGGCATGACCCAAAACCGGACGAGTATAGAATTTAGATATCTCACCCAGAAAACCTTTCCAGTTATCACGAGGGTATTTCCCCCCATTGATATCAAGATTTTTAGTCATAATCATAGCTGCTTCTTTTATACCCTCCCAAGGTAAAAGAGAATAATCCGGTTTTTCTTTACCGTATTTTATTGCTCCGGTTTTGGTTGTTACACGGTTTGATTCTGCTACTGGTAACTTCCCCGAACATTCCGGATTACTACAAGCGTGTTTTGTGATGGCACTACCGCATTTTGTACAGAACAGATCACTCACTTGGATTCTTCCTTTTTACCAAAAACCTCACCCAAATCAATATTACAATATCCTTTATCTCTATCAGTGCAATACGCCCCTCCATATATTCCCCAAAAAGCATCTTTACCGTAACAATTATTAGGGCATTTATAAGTCGCTCTTTTTGTCATATCTTGTGAGTTAGGATCGCTGACATGTTCCATTAATGTTTCGTAGGCTTTTGCTTCACCTTTTATTAGTTCTGTTTTACATTTTGGGCATTTCATTTATTTTTCCTAAAAATAACAACAGGACAACCGGAGATTAGGGTTAGAGATGGTAAGAAGGTTTTGATTGCCCTGCTGTATTTCATTTGTTTTGTTCCAGTTTGTATAAATGTTCATTTAAAATATGGATTAGTTTATTGTTTTGTTGAATATCTACCATATTATTTTTCACTATTTTTATAAGATTATCAATGGAATTACTTAATGTTATTATATCTTTATTTATACCATATATCTGATTACGTTTTTGATCTATTTGATTTTTTAATTCATCTACTATTTCATTAAACCCACCCGAAAGTCTATTATCCAACTCATCTAATGCAGCAGATATTTCGTTTTTTTCTGTATCATTCATCTATTTCCATCCTTACACAAGCCCGGCACATTGTAGTATTGAATTTACACCACTTACGCCTTTTATGTAGATACTTATGTTCACAATCCTTGGACCGGCATCGTTCGGCATCAAGGCACTTCATTAAGGTTAGAGTTTTTGTTTTCATTCTTTATCCTTATCAATAACCGCCACATTTTCTATCTTACCTTTTATCTCAAACGCAAATTTACTTCTATCCCCGAATATTCCCATAAAATGCTCACATGAATCCAACGGGAATATAAACTCTGCTATTATAGTAACTCTGTTATATGTCTTGCATTGAGGGCATCTGGATAGGAGAGTTTTCATTCTATTTCTTCTTGCGACATACTATTTGCACTATTCAATATTTCTATAGCCAATACTTCTCCATGTGCAGCACCAATTGCAATTGCTAATGCGGTTAATATAGATTCAATACTTTTATCTTTTACAAAAACCATCATTTTTTTTACAACTTCGGTACGTATAGATTCTCCGACATCATCCAATCCATTATTGATATTATAAAATTCTGTTAGTATTTCGACTACTTCTTTTCCGCTATATTCGGGCATATTTTTCCTAAAATAGTATACTTGCATTGCTATCCCAACTGGTATAGCAATGCCCATTTTCTTTATAGATAAGACTACGTATATCATCATTATTATTTTCACTCTGAATACATCTATCAAATGTAGTAACCGCTAATCTATCTATATCCCATACAGTAGCACCGAAAGGCAAATGCCTAACAGCATCACAAAAAGGCATATTTCTTTTTATGTCATTAAATTCATTTATAATTCTATCATATTGCTCTTGACATTTATGTTTTATTATCCACTCCATAGATTTTTTTGCTTCATTAGTATCTGTTATTCGCCGAGGACAATCTATATTTCTAAACGATAATTGTCTTATCCCATATTCTTGAGCCTTAACAATCATATCACTACAAGCATAGCCTCTTATTTTATCTGTTACATTAAATGTAGCTCTAACGACAAAACCATTATCATTAAGAATACTTATAAGCATAGAATATTTATCAAATGTTTCAAAATTATCTATAGATAAGGCAATGATATTATATTTTTCTATTGCTCTTGCCATTGATGTCTTACTTATTTCTTTATTAAGCCGTATGCCATTAGTTTGAATTTCAAGAGGATAGTCTTTAAATATATCACCTATTTTTGAAATTGCATCGGTATTTAAGAATGGTTCTGATTTTCCTGTAATCAGTACTGATGTTACACTTGATGCTCTGGCTATAGTTTTTATTTTATTTATGTTTCGCCAAAACAAATCAGCATTAGATTTTACATATCCTGTCATTTTGCTAATACAATAAGGGCAGTCTTTATCGCATTTTTTATCTATGGGAATACTAATTGTTAGGTCGTTGGCTTTCATTTTTTTATTATCTCCCTTACGTATTTCTCGTAACTTTCATCTTCACACATAGCCTTTCCAGGACTGTCACTCAGTTTTATTACAGGTTGTCCATTAGCCTCAATTACTTTTATTACAATTTGAAGTGCTTTCGGTCCAAGATCATTAGTTAAGTCTGTACCCCAACCAAAAGCGCATTTTATTCTTTTATCTGTAGCTAATTCTATCGCAAGCATAGATTCTACAGTAAGCCCATCACTATAAACCGCTGTCTTGGTAGTCGGGTCTATTCCCATTTTCTCGTAATGTTCCACTATTTTATTGGTCCATATATAGGGATTACCACTGTCATGTCTGAGACCTTGGAATAAAAGGCTGAAGTACTTATCGAAATCATGGCGAAGTAGATAATCTATACCAAGCGTATCGCTCAACGCAATCCCCAAATCCCCCCTATACTCGTCTGCCCATTTTTGTAAAGCAAACTTCTGGCTATCAGCTATTCTCGTTAATGACTGACATACCTGGAATATTTCGTGAGCCATAGTACCGATACACTTACAACCGTATCTGGATGCTAACATAATATTACTTGTACCTATAAAGTTGGGAAAATTATTAGTAGATACTATATAGTTTATAATCTTATCGTGCCAACTCCCGGAATATGCTCTACGTGTACCGAAGTCTGCAAACTTAATATCAGTACCTTTTAAGTCTTCTATTTTTCCTCGTAGTCTCCGTGATCCCTCTTCTGCCATTTCTTTAGTAAGAGGATAAAACATATCAAAGTAAACTTCGTTAACTATTTTTAATATATAGATTTCATATAGTATAGTATGCAGCCACGGTCCCTCTATGGTTATATCACCTGCTTCAGTAACCGTAACGTATTTACTGTTAAGCCTAAAGATACCTAAAAAGTCAATGTAATCTTGTGTGAGAAATCCTAATTGCCCTAAATACCAAAGCTCTTCGTCTTTAAAGCGTAGTTGATCTAAACAATTTATCTCGTCTTGGATACGTTTTACACACGAAGATAGATCAATGTTGAGGGTACGACATTTAAACTTATAACGCACGGTTACTGCGGGAAATTGGTGGAGGACAAATTGTTGCATAGAAAATTTGTAACTGTCGGAATCAAGTAAACTATTTATTATTGGCATCTTTAGATTCTTCTAACCGCTTAACTTCCTCCTGCAATCCCGAAAGTTCTTTAAGTAATCTATCGTTTTCCTCGCGTATAACTAATATCATTTTCTTCAATTCCTCATTCTCAATCTCAAATTCATAGAGTTTTCTGCGAAGAAGTATTGATTCATCTATAAAGGCAGCGGATTTTTCTTTATTTATTTCATAAGTCATAGATGCACCTTTCTTTTATAAAGGATTAACCAATTGTTTTATATTATTTACAAACACAAAACTTGCCCCGGCATCAAGCATTTCTATTATAGCATCTTTGGTGGTATTTTCTTCTACTCCTTTTATCGCATCATATACAACTAAAGTTTCTATGTCAAGCTTACGGATACCGACAATCGCCGCTTTGACACAATAATCCGTTGCTATTCCATATACTATAGCGTAGATAACGTTATCCTCTTTTAATTGTTTTTTAAATTTAGGATTAGTGAAAATGTCATAAGAATCCTTGCGAAACACTACATCGGAATGTTTGGTTTCTTTTATTGATTGCCATCCTTTTGTATTTGCCATACAATGTTCTGGGAAAGGACCGCCATTAGATTCTAGTTCTGCGGATTCTGCAGTGTGAGTATCAAATGTCTTATAAATCTTTATCTTCTTTATGGCTGCTACTTCTGCGAGATGCTTTAATTGCGGTTTTATGCTTGTCGCGTTAGGTACATATAAGGCTCCGTCTGGGTTGATGAAGTCTCGTTGAGTATCTATATCTACGAATATTAGCATTTGCTTTTCCTTTAATCACAATATCCAAAAATATTTAAAAATATCCTATTCGCCCAATTCAGCACATTTTCATCAGGATTATCTTCACTATATATTCTCCACTCCGTTATCATCTTTCTATCATTCAAAATAAACCATATAGATTTATCTAATTTTTTTACTAAATCTATTCCCATTCCTAATGATGCTTTTACTATATGTTTATTCATATTATCACCTTCTCCAACCGCCTGACTAAAGCTTCCTGCTCTTCATATATATCATCTGGTGTAACATAACGTCTTCTTGCATATTCAGCAAATTTACCATGTAGGAGATGAAGAGCCTCATGTTTACCACTTGCCTTTGGAGAAAATTCTTTTTTAGAATCCTCATCTAATCTTAATGTCATAGCTACAGTAGCAGCCATACCTTCAACATCCATATTGATTGAAGCAAATAAACCATCTAATTCTGTATGTCTAAAATATACTTTCCATTCTGTAAGACCAAGCAATTTTTGAATTCTTTTAAATTCTTTTTTAAAAATCTCAAACTGCTTCTTGGTGGTTCTCATTTTGTATCCTTGTTGCTATTTTATTCCATACACGTTCGCAGTAGTCCCAATCTATATTTTGTTTCTCTGCATGAATAAATAATCCGAAATGCATCATATACGATATTAGATCACAAAAACCTACGTTATCAAATAATTCATCATCTTTTCTTATAACAATCTTTTTCCTATTCTTACCAAAAATCTTTCTTGCTATCTTTGAACTGAAATTATCACTAACACTGCACACTGAACCTGTTACTACAATTACTTCCGGATATTCATTTATACCAAAAATCCCTATTCTATGTATATGCCCCTCCTTGGTCGGTTTTGCTTTTAGGTAAAAGTATTCCATATCATACTACTTTCTTTAAAGGTTGATCCGTGGCAAATGAACTTGGATATAAAGTCATACTATCCATGTCTAAAAATTTTGACATAATTTCTGGTTCGTACAAACTTAAATCTAACCAAGGATGCTTCTTTAGATAGGGATAAAATAAAGCACCAAAAGCTATACCGCTTATATCGTCAAATTTTTTTAACTCACTAAACATATAATCGAAATCGGTATCTTTACTTTTTGCTCTACCGGCCTTTTCGTAAGGTAATAATACGAAATAAAAAGCACGACCATTATATGCTTGATATATGTCTTTGAAGTATTCTATACTATCTCTATCTGATATGATTATATGAAAGTTGGTTTTTATATCTCTATCGGTAAGAGCAAAAAACGCATCATTCCAAATACTTTCTAAATGCGGATGAGCAGATACAGCTACACCCTCGCAATACTTCTCGGTAGCATCCAGAATATCAGAAGTCATGTTCATCCCGTTAGTAGTATAGTTCGGTGATATACCTAACTCACGAAGTTTCTTTAACAACGGTATAAAATCCGGATGCATGGTCGGTTCACCGCCACCTATAGCAACCTGGAACGGTCTTTCATTTTCGCTCATACCGCCAAAGAATTTATCTACCTTGCCTAGTATATCATCAAAGTGATGCCCTTTACAGGTAGAGTTCATATAACACCACGGACAGTTACCCTCACAATACGATGTTATCTTTATATCATAGAACTCTGGATAATTTAAGTCGGCAATAGGCTTGTTGCGATCATACTGCATTCGTAATGTTTTGCCGTTATGGTATATCGCTCTATAGTTCTCGTTTGGAAACTTTCTAGTTTTTATATCTTTCATAGCTATTTTCTTATCCTAAATGATGTCTGGTTGCGCAGAACATATCTTCAATTATATCTTGAATGCCCCAAGGAATAGTATTATCTGATTCTGATGTTATAATTAAATCGCCTTTATGTATATCAAATCCCCACCCATGCCAATCCAATTCATTATGATCTGCAATTTTTATATCACCAAATACTTCACTAAAACAATAGTCATGCCCTTTACCTTCTCCGTATGCTGTCAAAATAGCACCTAACAATGCTCTAACTTCACTCGTTGATTTGTCAGTATTACAAACAAAAAGTTCACTGGAACTATTTGTGATAATGTCTATTATGCTATGAATTGGAATTATAATTATTGTTTTATCCATCATAACTTCCCTCATGACTAAAAAGACTATAAATATTCTTTATAAAATCTTCCCCTTCTGGTGTTTTACATTTCATAACAAGAGCATCAGTATAAAAATTATCGTAGTCAAAAACTGAATTATCGTCAATGAATTTTTTTAGCGTATCTTTTTCCATCATATCATCAACGTATTTTTCGGCTTCTTTCCAACTGTTGATTTTTTTTGCTCCTACAGATTCTGGATGACTATCTATATAATTCATAGCTCGTTCTTGTGCGTTTTCAGATGGCACTATCTTAAATTTATATAAATCATCTGCTACCTTATCGCTTCCTCCTGCCTTTAAAATTGAATTAACAATTTCCTTCATATGCTCAATCGTACTACTTGTACAGCTAGTATAAACAACAGATGAACTATTAGTAATAACATCCACAATACTATGAAAACTTAATCTCAATTCTTTCATGCTACTTCTCCTTAATAATAATAATTTTAAAAACTTCTTTGATTTTGTCCAGTATAAGCTTGCAAGGTTCCGAACTTTGTTCGTAAGAAATACTAAATATACCCTCGGGTTCTGTTTCTTCGCCTGTTTCTTCGTTATAAAAATATGCTTGATCTACATCTAACTCAACACACGAACACCCAATATCATCTGTTATTTTATCGAGTATTTCCTGTACAGCATCCTCGCTCTTCCCTTTTACATTACAAAACATCTCTGTTGAGCTATTCGTAATGATGTCTGTAACGCTGTGAATTCCTATAATCAATTTCTTCATCTATTCCTTTTCAAAAACCAAGACAGCACGGTTGGGAACATTCCCATACGGCCAGTACAATCCGTGCTGTCTTAAAAAAAATTACATTTACTCCTTACAATAGGATTATTTCTTTTCATCCGACTTCCCTTTACCGAATTGTATGGATTTTATAAAATCCCCATCAAGTATCTGCACTTTAATCTTACGTAGGTCAAGGATTATACTTTCGGTATTATCTTGAAATCTCTGCACATTTATAAGAGGTTCGTTTACTGCTAATACTTCTAATGGTATACCGTTTAAAGAAGTATCTTCAAAGTCTTCAAAATGGGTTACACCGATACCGAAACCCATTTTTGATGTCATTCCCACCTTTCTCGTTTCGCCTTTTACTATTAAAATAATATTGCCGACTTTGATGTTATTCGTAGTCACTAAAACTAATACCCCTATTATCCATTTGTTTAAATATATATGCGCTTATATCTTCGTATATATCCACTACATCGCCCTCCAGGTGTTTTGTGCGTAATTTAGCGTGAATTAAATCCCACAATACAGCATAACAATCATCTGCACTCTGCGCTCGTTTGGCACGTTTACGTTCATCGTAATCTTTACTATCATCGAATTCGAGAATTATTTTCATTATAGTTCTCCATGTTTCGTATCATAATCAATAGTCTGCATACAGTTTTTCATTCCTATAGGTACCCGGAATCGTGCTTCAGCTTTTGCGCATTGTACACTTGAAGAATATAATGTAACTTTACGTTTATGCGGAAAAGGCAAACCCAAAAGACCTTCGATTTTATTATAATGAAATATTATGGTATATTTTTTTAGTTTCATATAACATCCTGTATGGTATGATCATTACATTCTCTAACCCGTCCTTGTTCTTGGAAATCTTCTATAGTTTTAAGCATACCTTTTATGTCATCATTTAAATCATCTAACCGCTCCGATAAATCATCATTTTCTTTTTGCAGTTCATCATTCTTTTTCTCTAATTTTTCATAGCAACTTTCACAATAAACCATCTGCTCATTCATCATATTTCCACAATTATCACATTCGCAATTAATCATTATATACTCCTAAATAGTCTCCACAAACTTTTTAATTTTACCGCATTTGATACAAGTTACTATACAGATGTATTTACCATATTCTATATCTTCAAAACCTCTATATCTAAATACTCCCACTTCAACCATTTTTTCTATAGGACTTTTCTCTTTTGTTTCAGTAAGCACTTTCCAATTATGTTTACATCTTTTAAGCATTTTTATTGCCCTCTATCCAAATATTTTATCTACTATACTTGCTACATATTCTTGTGTAGGTTTAAATTCTGGATTCTTTTCTTGTTTTTTCTTTAAAGCATCAATTAACTTAATAAAATATGCCGTATCTACCCCTGTAAGCTGATCTTCAAGTGTAGGAATATCCGTTAAATCTAGTTCGCTTACTTGCATTAATACTTTTAATATCTGTCCTGCATTTATATACCATCCACGATTTATAAACTTTCGCATTCTTATAACAGAACAGACTGGATATTTGCTCCCAACATATTGAAGTTGTTTTGATAAAATACTTTCAAGAGCACCTTGCCTTAAAACCAACTTATCGTCTTTTGAAGTCCAATAACTTGTGCAGTGCATGAAATCATAATTTTCATGGATTTTATCAGGATCGCCATAAAATCTTATGATTATTTGAATTTTATTCGCTAATGTTATAGCGTTATCGGTTAAAAACACAGGTCTATATTTTTCTTTCTTTTTATCTTCTAATAGTTTTCCGTCAACTTCATCTGCTTCGGTAAGGGTTTCTTGAATTGCTTGTTCAATATATTCTTCACCTTCTTCAATAGGGTGATTCTCAAAGTATCTATATTGAGATTCGTCTGTTTGTTCACCAACAATACCGGCTGATTGAATTCTTATACGAACTCTATCATCTTCGCTCATATCAAGTTTTGCTTGAGTGGTCATGTCATTTTTCTCTGTCTTGTGCAACTCATTAAATTCATTTACATAATATTTTGCCACAGCTTTTACGGTTTCAAAATCAGTAAAATAATAATCAAAATCATTTATTGATTCGTTCATAAGCATTGAAACAATAGCACCACCAGTAACTATTGAATTCTTCTCAATGAGTTTTCTTACGTTTTCATCTTTTATGCTTTTTAAAAACTCATTATGCTTTCTTTTGATAACTGATTTTATGTTTCTTTTATTCATTACTATATACCTCCTCAAGCAAATTATATAACTGATCAACATCCTCAATTATAGCCAACTTCGGCAAAAGTACAGAACTTTTCAAAAAATCGCTCATTGTAGTAATACACCAGTAAATATAATCTTCGGGTTTCCAGAATATTATCTTAAAAGGCCAGAACCCTTTTTGATAGGCATTCTGAAGGGCAAGAAACTGATGCTCTTGCTTACGCCTCCACGCTTCCATAGAGTAGGTTTTCTTATTTTCAGTATACTTAGCCTCGTAAGGTAAATAAAGCCCCCTATGGGCTACATAGCCATCGTAGGGCATAGTAGAATACCCCTCATTAAGATGATAGGCTATAGCACCTGTTTTTCTCATAGCTAGTATAAATTCACTCTCGTTATCGGCTTCGGGGGTGGTATAGTCACGCTTCTTAACTGGGCCTTCGGTTTCGTAGAAGTAATCAGACATTATTGTTCTTATTAAAATCTATTACAACAGTATCGGGGTTTCCTGTTAAGCCTATCAATGATTGTCCTTCTGTTAAAATCAAATCCTCTTTCTGTTCATATCTCCCATAATCAATAAATATTCTTGAACCCATAGGATTATTCCTAATAGCATCACCTATTGTTTTGTAATCAGCTTTTCTCCAGCTACTAACTACAACTTGAGGTCTTTTGTTTGCAATCCATAACCATAATTTTGTAGGTGGGAACCTACCACACATTCTCTCTGCAAAATCCCACAACTTACAATTAAATCTCTGCTTTAATTCATCTAATAAAAATAATAAAAACTTAAACCAAAATTTCATTTATTTTCCTTTTTTTCCTCTTCCTCATCCTTAAAATATTCCCTCGCAAATTCAGCATTTTCTTTCATTATTTCCAGATACGCTTTGTTTTTATCTTTGTTTTTTTTAACTCGATCACGAATTGCTTTACGTTTCCGCGCTTCTTCTATCATACGTTTTTTGGCCCAAGGGTTCATTTATTCACCTTCAAACAACTGCTCCATTTCCTCTTTAGTTACGCCGAGTTTTTCTTTGAGTTCGTCTGCTGTTTTACGAAGTTCTCGGGCGCGAGTTTCCTTATCAATAAACTCATTCATAACAGCTTTGTAAATCCTCTTTTTCGCATCAATGACCCCTTCAATAGTCTCTTCCCTCGCCTCACCACAAGCCTGTACTTCCAATTTCGTAACTGGTGCTTCCATTTGTACTTCCTTTATTTTATCTGGTTTTGAATAATAAACTTTACCCGGAATAGATGAATAAACATTTTCTTCGACATACCTTAACATAGGATATGCCCTACTATAAGAATTAAAATCAACATTCACAACTACCGCCCCACACTGCGTACATGTTCCGTGGTCTTTCCTGTCTGGGAATTGATGTACGCATTTGAGTTCTGATTCAAAAAAATACCCTAATGCTCCAAATACTTCATATTTAATTTGTTGCCCTTCTTGTGTTATGCTGTATATTCTATATATATGGCCGCTATCTATTTGTACCTTATCTTTTAATTTGAATTTTGGTTTAGTTTTAAGTTGCCAATTACTATATTTAAAAGGAATCCCACCCCCGACATTACAACTATTACGATATTTAGATCGGCATACGTTACCTTGATACTTACAATTACTACACATTTTTTCCATACTACCTTCTTTCAAACATCAGCAGGGCAAGGTTGTGGTCCTTGTGCGCTCCAAGGCAACAGATGCCGAGGGATAAGGGGAACGACCCCTGCACGACTGACCCTGCTGAAAAAGAGTGGTGGGGTAGAGTATTTGATTTTTGCATGCATCCGTCCTTACTTTTTTAGCTTTCAGTAACGGCGTTCCGGTACTCATGTAACTCTGGCTTTCACCGGTATCAGCACCACTTAAGATCCCACCACAAAATCTACTATCCATTAAAACGGTACACTTTCAGCGCTATCATCTTCTTCTGATTCATCTTTACCCTTATTAAACTTCTCCCACCCATCCTCAATTTTTTTTACTTTTTCTTTTGTCAACTTTGCTGTAAAATGTGCCAAGTTCCATGATTCTTTAGTCACATCCCCATCTGGCGAAGTCCAATGTTCACATATTAAACCTTGGCTACTCTCGGTTATTTCCGGTTCCGTCATCGAGCCATTCCAACCAAGATGTTTTAATACAGCATAACTGTATCTTTTAGCCTTTTCAGAATGCAACCAGATTTTCATTACCGCATTCCCGGCACCTTCTACGGTCCAGAACGTAGTTAAAAACTCACGTCCGTCATAGGCATCCACTCCAGGTTCTATGCGTGTACAAAATCCTTCATATTCACCTACAGGTATAAGGTCTTCACTCATTTTTTCTTTCCTTTCTTTTCCAATTCCTTAACTTTATTTTTGAGGGCCTTTTCCAACGTTCCCTCTTTTAATACATATTCCAATTCTTCTACAGACATTTGTTCAATGGCATCCCAAGAACGATTATCAAAAATTTCTTTCAATACTTTTACCTTGGCCTGCTTTTCGTCTTTTCCTGTTCCAGGAATATACTCAACACACATTGCCTGTATTTCACCAATAGCCTTTTTATATCTCTTTCTGCGATGCTCAGAACTATTATCATCTTTCAATGCATCATCTGAATTCCGTTCTGGATCAAACAACCGATGTGTGCCACCGAGATTCAGCTTTTCAATATGCGGTAATATATTCTCAAATGTAGGATTCTCAAAACGCTTTCCATCTATCACATCAAATCTGTCACCTTCAACGTGAGCAACTCGTTTAAATTCCTGCTTGCCATCATTCTCAAATATCTTTTCTCGCTCCATACGGACAATTAGGGCTGGCTCGTATCCCATTTCGTTTTCAACTTTCATTTTGATACCCGTTTTTTCCAGTTGCTTCTTTCCATCCTCATCCTCAAAAAAGTCATATTCATATCCTGCACGTCCACACATTATAATATGAACCTTAGATATAAGAAACGCATCTGTTAACTTTGCCCATTCTGATTTCAATACGGTCCAATCTTGAAAAAATAATCGTTTCCGGTTGTGGGTTCTCATATATGACTCCGTGAGTTCCCGCCAAACATGAGTGACAGAATCAATAATCAGAATGGGTATCTTTGAATCTTCGCATTCCTTAATAACTCCAATACAATCCACAAAGGCTCGCGACTTTACCCCAACAAGTTCCACGCCTGCCGGATCAAACAATATCGGCTTGACATAATCAGAACCGGTTTCGGTTTCAAAAAAACATACCTGTTTGGTCTTGGATTTGATATATTCCGAAAGACCAATTGCGAATTTACTCGCACTAAAAGATTTTCCACTTTTTGAAAACCCGTACAGACCCATCTTCAAAAAAGCCTGTTCGTTTTCCATTGGGCGTATAATTCCCATGCTATTCTCCTTTTACAAATATGTATTCGATTTAGGTCTACCGTTACATTCATCTCTATTATAATTACAACCCGCACAAGGGTCTTCTCCTGTCTTTGCTAATAAAGCAGTTAGCATACCATCCAACTTACATTTTCCAGATACAACACCTGCTGTTTTCATAAGATCACCCATTGCATCTTGTGGTTCTTTTCCAATCTTTGCCCTACATTCATCACAATTGCAACTTGGATTATGATCACCCTCTGGTTCATAAGAAATATTAAAGTGTTCCAAGAGACTCTTCAGCTGTCCCTCTGTATGATCATGCCACGGTGTTCCGATAAAAAGCTTATCATCTTCTTTAAACACATTCATTTTACAAGCACGTCCATGTACATAATCCATATGTACACCACCTTTACCATATTCTACAATCTTTTTTGCATCCTCATCAGAAAGATACCCCATTTGAAAATGAAGCGCCCCAAGACCTTGAGGGTTTGAAAGTTCATATACTTTCTTTACAAATTCCACTAAATCAACATCCGTTATTTCGACCTTCGATTCCACGCTACTTCCTTTCAATAATCTTCAAGAATTACTTGAATTAATGCTATACCCATCATACATATTATAATACCTGCAAAAATACCAAATTCAAAAAATACAGCTTTTATAATGCCCCATACAACATCTGAATTGTTTATACCCCAACAATTTACAGCTTGCGTAATTCCACCATATAGCATTTTGTATATACCTAACCATCCCGCCAAGTAAATACCACCGAAAAACATGATTACACCTACTAATATAAAAAAATATTTCATACTACTCCCTTTCTAAAACCCAATCTTTCACAAAGTCATGCATCTCTTCTTCAATCTCTTTGGTGATTATGCATTCCGGCTCAATCTTTACGATAAAAACTTCGAGGTCTGGCCACATATAATGCGGCACGGATCGGTCTGCCTGTGGCGGTGTAATATCAAGTGTGACTTCTCTGGTAAATCCCGTTTCATAATCTTCGGGGGTTACGTGCATAGTGAAGGTTTCTTCAAAACTATAGTTCATACTCTTATCCCTCCTGCTTTGGCTATGGCAATTGATGCGTTTCCCGTAATATCTCTGGTGCTGCAATTGCAAATAGCTGCCTCATGGTCAAACCCCACTAAGTCGTTATCCCAAAAATATTGCAATAATCCTTTGCAAGCCTCCAACAGGTCCGGTGCTGCTGCTATCAGCCGGGCGTTGGCTTTGGCTTCAATCGTTGGCAATTTAATTATTTTATTAGAATTATGATATTTAGCTTCTTGCATTGTAATAACCGCAATTCTCCAATTAGAACCAGAATAACTAATATATTGTTTTCCCCTATTTGGTTCTTGCCGTACTTCCCACGGCCCCGGTGTGTATTTCATACCTCTACCCTTTCCTTTATTACCACTTCCGCACTATAATAATCTTCGCCACCAACTACTTCCTCACCATCAAAGGTTTCTAACTTCAATATATAGTTCTTATATCCCTCCGGTTTTGCTATTGTAATAACATGGCGTACATCATCACCTTTTTCCTCTGTGGACCAGAGTTGGTGTAGTATTGTTTCGGGGACTTGGATTTTAATATCGGTCATTTTGTTCTCCTTTTTTCTATAGTTACAGGAGTAAACAAAATACCTGCACAACACTTATAACAATAAACATTTAATCGTTCATCAGTTCTCATCCAATAAGCATCACTTAATTCAAACCTTTTTTTACATATTTTACAGCTATATCTTCCATCCATAATTTATTCCTTAAACTTTAAACCCTATAAACCTAGCTACATCACCATCCAACGTTATCTTCCCACCGTTCTTTATCTCGCAAGCTTTGTTTAGGCGATCCTGTATAAACGCATTCAAAGCAAATGTAAAATCAGCACCCACTCTTCTATTTTTAGTTTTGCAGAATTGTTTTACTTTTGATATGTTGATATATTTCATTTGTGTGTTCCTTCAAATATCACAAACAACGGTTTTCTCTATTATTCCCTGCGACTCAATCCTACATTTACCTTCACTCACTTGATCAATAACAGAAAGCGGAACAAATAAAATTACCGTTACATCATAATTCCCAAAACGATAATTAATAGCAAGACTCTCTTCTGATACATAATAATGATTCAGTTTGTATTTGCCAAGTTTATCAGCGAAAAACCTCAGTGCATTTGGAAAGCTTGAACTGTAATTGGTAAATATATTTGAACCATCACAAAAAGATACTTCTTTTTCAAGTTCCATTTCATCAATCAGATCAAATGTTCTCATACAATTCTCATGTCTCTTGACTTCCTTTTCTCTTGCCTTAATTAAATTCATCTGCGTATCCTTTTTACATATTAACAAACAGCAGTAACATTAAATTTATACCCACAATCGCATTCTATTATATCTTCAGCATCAATTTCAAGCTGATAAGCTTCATCACATTTTGGGCAGTAGCCGTAATAAAACCCATACTCATTAAATTCCTCCATTACACATAAATCGGTACCCCTAATAACTTCTAGCATCTTTTCCATCTGCACATCCCTTCAACACAATAAACCCCACAGGAGAGGCAGGACGTGCATGTGCAAAACCTCTCCTGTTTTATCGGGGTTAGTAAATTTTTTCATTGGCACGTCCTATTTTACTTCCACAAATTTTTTATTTTCAAGCTTATACCATGTATCTGCTTTGATTTTGTTTCCTGTTATTTTGGCAGTTTTTACACATATCGGAATATACTTATCGTTTTTATCATCATATTTCCATTCTGCAAGAGTGATCCAACTGCCGATTTTACCTTTAATCATTGATCCGTGTGCCGCATTCATACCAACGCTATATTTGCCGGTCATATCTATCCGAGCGGAGTCCCCGGACGAACCTATCTGAGCGGAGTCCCCGGACGAACCTATCTTAGCGTAGTCCCCGGACGAACCTATCCGAGCGGAGTCCCCGGACGAACCTATCTTAGCGTAGTCCCCGGACGAACCTATCTTAGCGTAGTCCCCGGACGAACCTATCTGAGCGGAGTCCCCGGACGAACCTATCTTAGCGGAGTGTTTACCATTATCATTTTTATTCTTTGTTGATTTGGTTACTTTTACATCACAACATAACTTCACCAAATAATCAACTGCTGCTTTTACAAATCCCCCCAATCCCAATTTAACTCCAATTTTTATTTCCGTTGTCGATATTTTTGAATCTTCATCGTGAATGTCGTTTTTGCCTAAAGCTTCAACTTCGTGATATTCACTATCAACAGGATAATAAGACCATATATCCATAGGATTAGTGCAAAAGTGAAATCCTCCCCTTCCGTTTTTTAAATCATTACTATTAGGGCAACATTTTACTTCACCTTTATGCTTATATATTTTACCCTCCTTATATTGAAATCCCTGACATTTCATATTTTTATCAAATGCCTTGTAACCTTTTATTATTTTTTTCTTTGCCATTAGCACGTCCCTTTCTAAAAAACTAATCTTCAATTAATATATCTTCAAGACATACCATAAAAGAACGTCTTGACCAATCTTTACCAGTAGTTGCCCAACCAGTATCAAAATTATAACCGTTTACATACTTCTTATCAAAGGCAGTATCAAGATATGCCTTGCCTTTAGCAATTGCCCTATGAACCCTTGCAAGTTCATCCGCTCTTTTGTTTTTGATTTCTGTTAAATAATCCATCGCACGCCCTTAAAAAAGTAAATTGTCAAGTTGTAAAGATTATATACCATAGAAGTTGATTTGTAAAGAAAAAACTATAATTATTTTTGATATTAAGGCTTGGAAAACACTAAGTTATTGATAACAATAGACTTATAACCGAAAGTTTTTTAGCTTATTTTCCGAATTTACTCCCGATCCATATCATTAAACCGTTAGTAATAGCCAGAAGCCCGTTAGCAATCCGCGCATAAAACTTTACCCTACCTACTTCTCCTCGTACTTTTTCTACGGATTCTATTCGCTCTTTTCGTTCTGTTTCCATTGCATCCCACTGCCGCTGATCCTCATCATCTTTTTTTTCTAACTTATCTTCTATACCTTCAAGTTTTGTTAGCACGGTTCCCCGAAAAAGACCCTCATCCAGAACCTCTTTCCGTGTGTTTTTATCTGGTGCCATATCTAATTCCTACAATCAAACATAAAAAGTAATATCACCAAAGCCAATGCGATAAATGCGAATGCTATATATTTATAATCTTCTTTTTCTTTCATTAGTGTGGCCCCGAAGAAAACCAATGAGTCCCATTGCAAATCAATCGCCATCCACCGTATTCTGTGGTTAGGGTTTCATCTCCTGCCGAGTGAAGAAAAATATCCTGGTTTCCTGTCCCCTCGTTATGTTCCAATACGGCATTATTGGTAATATCCACAACCACAATATCCAAAGTCTGTCCCGCTGTGCCGTTTACGAATCCACCTATAGTAACGTGGTTTCCAGAGGTGTCGATCAGTAACACATTAATATTATCCACATCATAATTATCTGTGGGTCCAACATCCGTAAGCGTTGCATAGTCATACTGCACAGCACCATATCGCACCATTTTAGTATTAGTCCAATCCCAGTTACTCCCGAATGGACCAACAGTCACACCGCCATCAACGTTTATTTCTCCGGTATGATCTGAACCATAAGTATGATTGCCTTCTAAAAAAGTATTATCAGCGAGTATATTTATCTCGTATCTATCATTATTATAGCAATAATTAGTATTAAGGCTATTATATGTAGCAGCTGCAACAATATGAATCCCGTCAAAACCTGCGGTATTCCCTATATCATTACTATATATCATATTTTCGGATATTTCATTATATTGCCCCGAATTCAGATATAGCCCATGTGCGATATTGCTATTTATAATATTTCCGGCAACAGTATTACGATCTGTACCATTGCCTAATTCCATCCCATCACACCATTATTACTCGATCTATTTCCGACTATAATATTTTCAAAGTTATTTCCTGCAAACTGAAAACCATCACTACCATTATATTCTGATTTATTTCCTATAATACGATTATATGCTGTATTCTGAAAGAAAAAACCTTGTTGTGCGTTTCCGCAAGTTTCATTATTTGCAATTAAACTCCGCTCCGTCTGCGTTATTTGAAAACCACGATTACCATTGCATCCTCTATTGTTTATCATTTTTAAATCACGACAATAATTAGCTAATATCATCCTGTAGTTATCTCTTTGAAATATATTATCTTTTATTGTAGATGAAAAACAATATTGAAATTCTACCCCATAAGTATCACTCGAATCATTATCATAGATATAGCAATTTTCAACTTTACAAAACAAACCACCATAAATATCAATAAGACCCTTATCCACTCCTGCCGGATTCTGGCTATGACAAGATATATTATGTACTTCACATCCTATTACAAATGTACCGCCAAAAAACTCTAATCCTGCTGCGGTAACTCCTGGATAATTATCTACAAGTTCTAAATTAGTATTATCTGTAATCGTATCTATCTCATACGGTATGCCCTCAATTACAATCCAATCTCCATTAGCCATATTTGTAAATGTCGTTCCTGCACCTGCTACTGTAGCATCGTTATTTGTTACGGTAACTGTACCCGCTGTTTCCGGGGTATCTCCCGTGAAATTTATCTGATAATCACCTCCATCAAAATCAAATATTACCGTATCTCTATTTTCACCTATTATTTTCTGCCCTGTTTTTCCGGTAATACTTGCTGCTAATGTATATGTTCCATTACGAATATATATAGTACAATCCGTAGGCGCACCTTCTATCGCAGCTTTCGGGGTAAGATAATTACCAAAGCCATTCGGGTCAACTACTACAGCTTCATGGGGTGATATAATAACAGTATCATCATTTGTTGATGAATCAGTAAATGCCCCCACTAAAGTACATCCGCTAAAAAGATTTTTCGTAGCAGTTCCTGTAACCGATGTTGCTCCGGCTACAGTAATATTAGAAAACTTATTATTAGGAGAATCCGGTAGACTTAACGCCCCCCCAATATACGAATTACTTATCAGACAATCTCCGATATCTTCTATTGTAAAATCATGGTCTGTTACTACATTGGAAACGGATATATTATTATCN